CGGCGAAGTTTAGCTCTTCTTGTTGTTTTCCATGACCGTTTAAGTAAACGGGCCTTTCTTAATCTTTCTGTTGCTGGAATTCTTTTTACAGTATTACCTGAAATTCTATAACCTTTTACTCCAGAGCGTCTACGATTCTTTTGAACTACGATACGACCTTTGGCATTTCTTCGAATACGTCGGCGAATCTTTTTAATACGCCCCATCTTAATTATGTTTGGATTTCTTCTCGGTACAGCTTCATCCAAAACTTCTACTTCTTCATAATTATCTGCGGCAACATATCGTTTTGCTTCTGATAATCTTTTTGCAACAATGCTACTTAGATGAGCAAATAATTCTTCTTTTGCTTCATTTAATTTGTTTGATACAATGTATTCTATAAATCTCATTTCATTTTACTAAAGGCAAAATCTGCTACTTTTGCTAAGTGAGCAGGAGACTTATGTACCATATCTGATAATTTTTTCTTATTTTCGTCATTGACTGCTTTATGAACTTGTGTAATTGCCGATGCAGTGTAATGGTCAACTTTTTTAGTTTGACCATTACCAAACTTAACTGTTTGTGCTTGTTTTCCAGCAACAATTTTATGCAACTGATCCATTACTGCTTCTTCAATTTGTTCAACTTCTTCTGATTGCAAAGGAGCATCAATACTTGGGCCATAAGGAATAGAAAAATATTTGTCTAGTTTTTGATTGTGATATAAAGCAATTTTAGTTTTGTTTGGATATAAACGAATTGCTTTTCTTTTCAGAACTAAAACAAAAGGTGGATCTTTTGGTAAGTCTGGTGTTTGTTCGTTTAAAGGTTCTGCTTCAATGATTTCAATATCTTCTTTTACTTCTTTATCTTTACCGTATGCGATATCGCCAATCTTAATACGATGAGCTCTTACTTTACGACCAGAAGGACTAATTTTATAATCGGCAGTATCTTCAATATCTTCTTCTAATTCTTCTCTGACTGCTCTACGAGTTTGTTGAAAAATCTGTTTATTGTTAGAAATTAAATCGACCATTTTATTGAAAAGATTTTGAAGAATCATTCTATCCGTAGGATTAAATACTGGTCTTTCCTCTTTCATCTTTTCAAGTACACGATGAATGCGTTGTAACTGTGCCTTGTTTGCAAGACCAGCACGAACGAGCATATCAAACTTGGAATAGTCTGATTTTTCTTCTTCTACAAGTACTCTAAAATCTTCTAAAGATTTCATTCTTCTTCCGTAGTTTCTATTTCTGAGTCAGCTGTATCTTGCACTTCAATATCTTCACCATTACTATAAATTGATTTTGCAATTTCTGTCTTTTTGGCATCAAGTGCATCAAAAGCTCGAGCAGAAAGAATGTTGTCTAAAGTTTCTTTTGCTTGAACTGCATTGCCTTCTGAGGCTTGTCGAATAAATTGTTCAATATCCATAATTATTTCCTTTGTTATCTATTTAGTATAGAAGAGTACCGCTCTGTTTGTTTATCTAAATCTGGAGTATTAGATTCTACAGACGCATCATCTACTGTATTATCCATTGGAGGATATTCGTCAGGCGATGCCGGTTGTTCTTGGCCTTGTTGCATCGCTGGTCCACCATTACCTTGTTGTTGTTCTTCTTCAATTTCTTTATCCATATCTTCAATTTGTTCATCTGTCATTTGAAGAATATTTTTCTTGACCCAACGATTTGAGTAATAACGACCAAGGAATGGGTCTACTGTTGCGAGAAGGTTTACTCTTTCTCTCAACAATTCTGCATCACGCAGTTCAGTAAAATTATTGTCTTTCTTGTATGCATAGTAAATGTTTTCTTTGAAATCTTGCCATTCTTCTTTAGTGCAAACACCTTTAAGTGCCAATTGAATGCCAAGAGCATTATCAAAAATTTGAGAAAACTTATTACGAAGACGAACAATAAACTTATTAAATTTAACTTCTTCTCTTGTAACTTCTGTTGTTCTGCCAAGACCAATCATACCACCTTGTTGCGGTTCTAAACGTGAAAGTGGTACATTTAAAGATTGTAAGAGTTTCTTTTGAAAATACTTTACATCTTCTAACTCACCAAGGTTTTGACCGGCAGGCAGAGTTGTGATTTCTGTACCTTTACCACCTTCACGGCGAGGCAACCAGAAGTCTTCTAACATCGACATATGTTTTCTATCGTCACGCAGTTCACCAGTTGACGCATCGTAAACCATTTTGTTACGATACTTAATCATAATATCACGCAAATATTGTTCAGCTTTACCTTTTGGTAAGTTACCAACATCAATGTAGAAAATACGGCGTTCTGGTGCTCTCGACAATCTGTAGATGACAACTGCATCTTCAATCATTCGTAACTGATTAAGTGGTTTGATTGCCTTGTGAAGATATGAAATGACAAAAGTATTCTTTGCATCCATTAAACCAGAATTTACATTGATAATGGCATCTGGCGCAATACGAACACCTTGATTTACTTGTGCAGTATATGTTTGTGTTGTTGTACCACGGTCATTATACACATAGTACTCAGCTACAGATTTAATGATTTGAGCACCAGTTTTTGGGTCTCTCTCTTTTTGTATTTCTCTTACTTTACGAATCTTTCGTGGGTCAATGTATCGAAGTTCTTGTATGCCTTCTTTAGGTTTTTTATCATCAACTACAACTTGATAATAAATTCTACCGTCAATGTACCATCTCTTAAATAGGTCGTCAGCAAGATTTGAAAAATTTAACATTTTCAAAATGTTTTCAAATTCTTCATTGATTTTTTTCTTGACGGATTCTGGTTGTTTTAGCTTGTCAAGAACGATGTCTACTGTTCTGCCAGTAGAATCATGTGTAATTGCTTCATTGACGATATCATCAATTGCCTGATCCAATTCTGGATGATTGGACATTTCACGATATCTTGTGATGAGTTCTAGTTCATTACGAACGGCACCCTCAAGGTCAACATATGTACCATAGTGTGCGTTTTGAGTGATGGTAACTGCACCATCATCCATCGACTCTGTTGGTAAAGCAATAGTCGCCTGTTCACTAGGCTGTTGTTTTACAACATCCTTGCCGCCGAGAGTAAAACCAAAAAGTTTAATTGGGCCTGCCATTAATTATCCATTCTATAAAAATGATAGAGGGAAAGATTCCCTCTACCGTTACACAACACCGTCTGCGATTGATTCCCACCACTGATAAGAGAGTGTAACTGTAAACTCTTCAATGGTATCATTAGAACCCCAATCCACATCGATTGGAGTTAAATCTGTTGGGAATAAACCAACAAATTTGTACTTTTTGAGTTGATTGCCCTGTTTACCAAACTGTGTTACTTCTCCATCTACTGTATAACCTAATGGAGCAAGTGCAATTGGATTTCGAACATTCAAATTGTGTGAATTGATACCATTCATCCATCTCTCAAAAGCATTACGAACAATAAAATCTTCATCGTTAATGACAGAGATAGTCCAATCTGTAAATGTTCTATTACCAACAAACTTTAGTTCACGACCAAAGTATTGAACTGGCACAACACCTAGCGTGGCGCCAGGTAATTGTGCAGTTTTACACATAAAAGTAAGTTTTGTCTGAGCGTTCCCAGGCGCAGAGAACGCAGGGAAGGGCATAGAAACTTCAAATAGATTGGGACGGGCACCGTCTCCAACCATCTGACTTCTAAATTCGTTTACTGAAAATGCCATTTAATATTCTCCTGTTTCTCTATTTATTAGAACTGCCCAACGATTTCATCAAAACTCACACCAGTTCTAACGGCAACAAAGTTGAGTTGAATGAAGTTGATTGAGCGGGCCGGTTTAATATAAATGTCTCCAATAAATTCGTTTCGGTCAATTACCTCTGGGGTATTATTAGATTCGTCACAGACAACACGGAAGTCAGTGATACCACGGCGACCTTGAACATCACGCAAGAATGGTTCAACTAAGTTGACAAACTGAGCTCTTGTGAATTGGTCATTAAATTCAAACAAGGAGAATCGTGAGGCTCTAGCAATTGCTTTTTCGAGAACGATAAACAGTCGGCGAACATTAATACGGTCAAATGCAGATGGTTTTGCCAACATTGTTTTATCGCCAAAGAGAACCGTGCCTTCGCCTTGAAAAGCAACAACAGGATTTACACCTTTAACATACAATCCATCACGGTCTGTCTTATTTGGATTCCAAGAAAGTTTAATGACATTCTTAATGATGCCTCGATTTAAACCACCAGGTGAGAACCATGGGTCTCTTTCCAAATCTGTTCTTGCACACAATCCTGCAATGTCACCATTGAGAGGAACCCAACGATACACATCCGAGTATTTGTCGTATTGATATTTCCAACCAGAATCCATAACTGCATAAGAAGTGGATGAAAGACTATTTCTGTATGCAACAATATCGGTAACTTCTGAACCTGCATTGTCGACCACATCTGCTTTTTCTGGTGACAAGAATACCAGTGCGTCTTTACGACTTTCAACTAAAGAAATGAGAGAGGTTGCAATTGTTTGATTGGCAGGGCCAGAAACAATCAAAGCAATATCTACAGATTCGGAATTACTGAAAGTTGCATAAGCATTGACCACATTTGCAGTCGAAATTGTACCATCTGCACCAGCAGTCAACGAAACGGTAACATTAGATGTCAAGTTTGCAAAAGAAGTTGCGGCATTTTGACCCCAATCTGTACCATCAGCAGGGTGAGACATCCAGTGAATGTATCTCGACCGATTAGCAATTACATTCTTATAGTAGTTTGTATTGCCAGAATCGTCTTTTGCATTAGAGGCCTTAGAAACATACTCGTATTTCTCAAGAACGGTTCCTTGAGTACCAGTAATTTTGCCATCTTCGTCAACAACAATCACATGCAATTCGTCATTAGAACCGCCCTGAGCAGTCGTAAATGAAGATGTTCCTGGCGTTCCTGTAAACCGTGAAGAATATGCCCAGCCAGTAAATGTGTTTGAGTCGGCAACAGAAACACGTAAAGAGTTTCCTAATTCGCCAGCAAAACGAGCAGCAAATGTACCATAAGTGTTTGCGCCGCCAGCATAATTGTTTTCCCAATCATCATCATTTTGAATCAGAAGATTTGGGGCGCCATTAGCAGTAGCATTAAAAGTCGATTGCGTGTTTGCGGCACGAACAATCTTGAGTGTATTTGTATATGCTAGAAAGTTTGCAGCAGAGAACCAGTATTCATAATTAGTAGCATCGGGTTTACCAAAACGGTCAGCAAGGCGAACCTCGTCTGAAATTGTGATAATTTCACCAACTGGACCCCAAGCAAACGGACCGGCAAATGCGCCAATAGAAGTGGCGACTGAAGGGACAACTGTAGTCAGGTCAATTTCTGATACATTTACCCCAGGTGATAATTGAAATGCCATGGATTTCTCCTTTTGTTTATCGGGTCAATTCTTTTTTGTTGATACTCTATTTAGTTTTTTCTAAACTTGTCTTTTAATTTAGAAAAGAAGAAGGATAACCTCTTTCTGTCCATACATCTTTTCCGTCTAAAACTATTTCTTCTCGTTTACCATCATCAATAAAACCAACTGGTACAAGATTTTCTTCGGCATCAAGGCCATTTTCTTCAATTAATACTCTACGAATGTCTATATTTGTCGATTCTCTAAAGTAACTTTGGGCTGTCAACCATGCAAAAAGCACTAATCCCATTACCAAATCGTCATTATTACCTTCTTCGGCAGCATAAGAATCACGAACTCTCACAAAAGTATTCAATTCTGCAATGGTATCAAAGTCACTTATAATCAATTTATCGGATTCAATGAGTGTCTTTAGATTTGCACAACCAATCTTTTTGACGGTTTTTGTAGTACGAATGCCAAAGTTTGCAGACCTTTTAAATCCACCAGAAATTGTTTGACCTTTGATATGATGATGGTCAATTTTAAACACATTTTCGTACTCTAAATCATAATGAAGTACATCAACCACTTGTTGCCCAACATTATTCGTTTCAATTAAAACAAATGCTTCATTGTATCTTGTTGCCAAAGAGTAAATAATTGTAGGTAAAAACAACAACGGCAATTTATTGTTTCTATATTTTGCCACTTGACGATAAGGAAGTTCTGTTACATCAATTACATTTATTGAATGATAGTCTAAACCAATACCCTCTGAACAATCTACAGTACAAATATACAAACGACCTTTTTGTGCAGTTTCATATACATCCAAACCTTCTTCAGTTGATATTGGATTATGAAATGCAAGTGACCTTAATTTTACACCAGAAACAAGTGTGGCAGAAGAACCAATAAATTCTGTTTCAAATTCTTGCCGAAACTGTTCTTCTGAAGTGTTTCGAATTGTTTCTTCTTTCCACTTCTCATCACGACCTGGTACCATAGACCAATGAACTTCAATTGGTTTATATGTTGACCGTTTTTCAGTTGCATCAACCCACATCTTGTAAAAGTGATTCAGACCATATGGTGTCGATACGATGATAACTTTTGTTGTTTTACCAGATGAAATAACAGGGTAAGTAGATGTAAAGAAATCATCTGCCATGTTTTTAGGCACAAAAGCAAATTCATCTAAGAATATTAGATTGTAAGAACC